CGAAGCTGTCGGTGGTGACTTGAATCCTGTCTTCGATCCGTCCTTAGGTTACGCATCTTCCATAAGGGAGATGCGATCTTACAGCAGATTAAAGCAATCTGTTGAGGGGCTAACTGAAGATAAGATTGAATCTCTCCCCATTCTTGCTCACAATCGGTCCGCGCTTAGGCGGGGTGAGTTGATGAAGGGAAGGGGAGTATCTCAGGGTAGGTTCGTTCACGAAGACTCTTCAGAAACCGGAGAAGTAGGTCTTATCTCCTCTGTCCAAGGAGAGTTTGATGTAAGGTACCTATTCATCTCGTCAGACATTAGAGAACTGGAAGCCTTCGAAATTCTGTACCTTTCCGATACTTATCAAAAGGACAACAGTAATGTTGATCTACGGATAATGTTAGGAGATAAACCTCTTGATCTTAGATATAAGGTTGAATGGGGTGAGTTGCAGGCTCTCGAATTTGTTAAAGATACTAACACTTACTACTCGTTAGAGTTCGATGCGAGAGTTAGTGGGATGTTCGTTATCTATGAGGGTGAAGTTCCTACTATCCTTCACCAAAATTTAGACGTAAAGATTTCTGGAGACACTCATGACAAAGACTCAAGAAGTACAGGAAGCTTCCGGCTCAGCTGAGAAGAAATCCTCTGCTGAGAGTGCAGCCGTCAAATCCAATACGGACACAGGATTCCTCGTTTCTCGATTGAATCGCCCTGTTCAGATTGAGTATGATGGCGATCACACTATGATCAACCCGAAGGAACGTGTCAAGGTTATTCGCTCTAAAGTGAAGACCGACTCTCTTCCTGACGGTGTTCAACTTATCTAAGGAGTAAATGATGGCTGCACCTGGCGTACTCTCAACGGAAATCGATCTGTCCGATCGGGTTCCCTCTTTTCCTGGTGTATATGGCTACATTCAGATTCGTGGTCGGAAGGGTCGAACTGGCCCTCGTCTGATGACGTCTGAGAACCAGCTTCTGAAAAGCCTAACCCCAGATGAAAAGTTCTTGATCGGTTACGATCTTGCTTACTTCTCAGCTAGTAACTATCTGCAAGCTTCCGATAAGCTTTGGACAAACCGGATTATTCCGGCTGATGCCAAGTCTGCAGGTATTGCTCTGGCTCTCGACGGAGCTTACGACGTAGAAGGTCGTAAGGTAGACGAGACTTTCAAGTTCTCTTCTGGTGAAATGGTCCTCATCGCTGCTGACAACCAGGGAGCTTGGGGTAACGATATTGCCATTCGAATCTATACTTACGAAGATGAACCTAAGAAAGTGAAGGAACCCAATGCCTTCATTATCGAGGTCTTCAAGCGTAAGAACTTGAATCAGCCTGTAGAGCAGCATGTCTGTTCTCTGGATCCGGGTCAGATGGACGGTTACAATAAGAACATCTTCATCGAGAATGTTCTTCGTACCTCTAACTTCCTGACTGCTTATGTCAATCCGGTCAATGACGGTGCTGTGAATCCTTACCCGTTCTCAGTCGGCTATACTAAGAACGTTGGTAATCCCAACGCTGCTGTCCTAGGTACTCCTGAGTTCCTGAAAGCTGGTGATGACGGTTCTCTGGTCACATCCGGAGAGATGATTCAGGGTCTGGACGCTATCCGTAACACTGATGAGTTCCCGCTCACCTTGATTCTGGATGGTGGTTACACCACTCCTGCTTACCAGCAAGCTCTGGTACGGCTTGCTGAGAGTCGTGGAGACTCTGTAGCTCTACTGTCCATGCCCTTCGAGGCTCAGAGCTCAGCCAATTACCTGAACGATATGATCAACTATCGTAACGGTGATCTGGAGGTTCAGGGTGGTAAGTTCCAAGTTGATTCTAGTTATGCCGCGATGTATGCACCTCACATCGAGATGTATGACAAGTTCAACGATTACTACTTCTATGCATCCCCGGAGGGCTTTGCGGCCGCTGTAATCTCCAAGACTGCAGCTAACTACGAGATCTGGTATCCGCCTGCTGGTTACCGTCGAGCTAGCATCTTAGCTAACGACGTCTACCGGAAGTTCACCAAGGGTGAGTTGGATATCCTCTACGACAACGGTATCAACTGCTTCCGCTATGCACGTGGACGTGGTATTGTTCTCTGGGGCCAGAAGACTCTCCAGAACCGTCCGTCTGCACTAGACCGACTGAACGTCCGTCTGATGCTTATCGTAGTGAAGCCCGCTGTTGCTCAAGCTCTGGACAACTTCGTATTCGAAATCAATGACGAGAGAACTCGATCAATCGTTAGTGCTCAGATCACTTCCTACATGGAAGGTATCAAAGCTCGTAGCGGTGTATCTGACTTCAGCGTTGTCTGCGACGATACGAATAACACGGCTGAGGACATCGATTCTTACAACCTCAACGTGTGGCTGTTCGTCAAGCCGGAACGCGCTGCGGAGTATATCAAGTTCAGTACTATCATCACTCGTACTGGTACCGATTTCTCTGTCGCAGCAAGCTTAGTTTAAGGAGCCAGTAATGCCAATCCCTACGATTGAGCAGCTTCGTAATGTCGGTGATTACGCAACAGTGTATCACTGGAACTTGGAGATTGCAAAGTCTCCAAACGTAGTTGCTATTGACGACGGTCTAAACCTTCGTTGCCAGAGTACCGATGTGCCGAAATCTGAAGGCGAATCCATGGAAGTGAATGTCCGTGGTCTGAAGATTAAGCAACACGGTATCTACACTCCGACCCAGACGATGTCCCTCGAGCTCTACGAAACTGTGGACAATTATGTTCACCGTCTCATCTCTCGCTGGAGAGAAGCCTGCTGGGCAGTTCGTACTGGTTCTCAGGAAACCATGGCTAACGTTAAGGGCGATCTTCTCCTGCAACGTTATGACAACTCTCGTCGTAAGATCATCTGGACTTACAAGTTGATCGGTGTTTACCTCGAGAGTTACGACATTCCCCAGATGTCTAACGAGTCAGATACTCTGAAGCCTTCATTGACTTTGAGTTATGACTACTACACCGAAGGTGCTGGTTCTACCGCACCGTAAATGAGGTAAGGGTATGCTCTACGATCACATTAAGACTGTCGTTGATGCACTAGAGCCACGTTACAGATCGGTTATAGATGTTATCAGGTCAGTTGAGTGGAGCAGATCCTATAAGTGGGAGGTGGAATTTGATCCACCTCCCCTGCCTCCTTTCAACCAGATCTTTCCAGCTGAGAACATCTCTGTTCCTCTAGCTAACGTCAGGACTGATATGGTTACTGGTTCTATCCGGACCTATGAGGTTCCGGATGGTGCTGACTCAGAAGCTATTAATATAAGTTTCTATGACGACGAAAGGTTTACTCTAGCCAACTATTTTCTAGGTTGGATGGAAGATATCACCCAACACGGTGATTTCATATTATCGCTAGATGCTTCGTGCAGAATTATTCACTATAGAAAGCTGAACTCCAGAGATCAAGTAATCTTCTCAAGAGCTTACCAGGTCTTTCCTCGAGGAGAGTTAATCTATAGTGGGAATGTTACATCAGAAGTGACTACCTTCTCACTAGACTTCGTTATAGCAGGAGAGATATAATGGCTGACGGTCCTCGTCTTACATTATCAAAAGCTGATATCCCGTCACAGGGGATCCCCTATCCTCACATTCAGGTTACGGTTCGTACTTATAGTTTCGGTGATATCCTTAATTTCAATGAGTCAAAGCTGACAGGCACAGACATCATTGATTTTTTAGCCCGAGGAATCGAAAGTAACGTCCCAATCGACGATCTTTCCTACGATGATTTTATGTACATCAGCTTGCTCAGAAAGTTGAGCTCGATGCCTGGTGACCAGTACAAAGTCAAGTTCAATTGTAAGAAATGTGGTCATACCAATACTGATCTTTTCAGTGTAGTTGGTTTCGATGATCTCAAGGTCCCTGACTGGCCAATCTACGTTGACCTTGATGAAGAAGGAACCGATTTTGTAGAGTTTGGTGTCTTCACTGTGGGAGACTTTAAGCTTCTCTTATCGGAAGGTAAGACTACAGATAAGGTTGCCAACCTAGCGTCTTGTATCAAGAACAAGACTCAAGAAGAAGCCTACAAGATTCTGGATGATGCAACAGGTGACCTCTCGGAGGCCTTCCAGGAAATCAACGTAATGCTCTATCATTCAGTGAGTGACGTTGAACTAGACTGTCAGGAATGCAAGAACACCAACAGCATTGATCTGACGGATCAAAAGGAAAGTCTGATCTTGCCCTTTCGAGAACGCCAAAGCGCTAAGACAAGTCGAATTCGCTTTGGCAATAAGCAAGGTGGCGGGTCTGGGGAGTCTTGATGATATGGACTATGCTAGGGTATTAGCTCATCAGAACAACCTGATGGCTTACTTGGAGAAATTTAATGAAATCATTGGAAAGAAGAAATAGACTTCCAGTAACTCCAGATACCTTAGATATAGATGAAGAAGTCGCAACCCTCGGGAGAGAATCTCTCGGGGGAGCTTTCTCTGGTATCATCACTAAGTTTATTGAAGCACAC